GTCGGATTTTGTGCAATCACAGAAACCACACGACAACCTCTATGCGTTAATACCGAAGTCGTGTGTTACCATACATACTGTGTTAGCAGTAAACATTTGTGAGGGATGAGATGTCTTTTGCCGCTCGGGGACTAGCCTCGCCGGTCTTACCTCCCCTACGCATGATTACGCCGCCTTTCGTTAGCCACACACACTAAATACATATGCTCCTGTGACACCCATAGACATTTGCATTCACTCTCGATCGCTTGAGTGCCCTCGTTGGGTCTTACATCATTAAACCTTTGCTACTGCAACTATCTACTTGTGGCACGGTACAATCAACAACAAAATTCGATTTGTTAAATGAAGGAAAGCACTGTTGTACAGAAAACCTTACTTAACAAATCGGAAGAGGGTCGCAAGAAGCGATCCACTCCCACTCCGCACTGTCCCGTCGTGAACTAGCCACGCTGCTGGTTGGCGCCAACAGGTGACTTGATCTGCGTGAGAGGACTCCGCGAAGACCCAAGCGAACTCGGATCTCCACTCGGCATTCTCCCTTGCAGGTGCGACGGAACTGTAAAACGACGATATTCCTCGTCCGGAACCGGCAGAGCCTCCAGTTCCTCGCCAGTCAGAGGTAAAGATGACGACAACTTCGCCTCCATCTCCCTCTCCAACCGACTATGATAATCATACTTCTTAACATCCTGCGAGCCCGGAGCTTTAGTGCCTGAAGCACTCACAAGCTCTTCCAAACGCTCCACACGGTGCTCTACCGCATTCTGATCATCCGGCTGAAGCACCGGTGGTGGACCTGGTTCATCACCAACACCAACAAGTGCCGATGCAATAGATCCTGCCACCGTAGCCACAGGTGCCATAGCAAACTTCCCAATCTGCAGCGCACCCTTGGCCAGTGCTCTAACATCCAGCTTATCAACCACACCATCAGTGTCCAAAACCTCATCACTAGAAGGATCATCCTCATCCATCAATGAAGATGTCATCTTGGTGATATCAGCCAATCCTTCAAACACATAAGTCCACTGCAGCTTCACTGTGATCCCAGCAACTGACGACGCACCAGCAGAATTCACTGGTCCAAGCCACCACATATATATCAACGGCACTGACCAGGAGCTATGATATGCTCCCGTACCAGTACTGACAATATTAGATGTGAAGTTGAATGATTCACTACGCGGCTCAGGAACGGACACAGCACGAACCTGCTTTGCAGAATCACCTCCCACAACAGGGTTGCGGAAGTTAGATCCTGCAAGCAGGTCATGCGACAATGCTGCCGCAAAATTCGTATTTGTAGTTTGACACTTCGTAGTCAGCAAAGTCACATAAGGTTTTGCAAATGTATCGGGTTGCGACACAGTAGCTTCCAAACTCATACCAAGCAACCTTCCTCCTGAAAGAGAGCTGCTAAATGTGCTTGAAGCATTATATGGTGCATTTGTAAAATTACCCACAAGTGACCATGCCGTGCTGGTTAAATTCGGCAAACTACTCAAATACATAGCTCCATCCAATGCCGGAAAAGCCACGGCACCCAAGCCATAGTGACCTGTGGTGCCAAATTGAATGGGCGTCTTGTATATGAGTGCCGTAGTGCGATACACGCGTGTAGCCATTCCGGGCGAGCCCATATGTGGTGCGGGCATCACTCCTGGCGCAAGAATACTCCGCGTTAGCATAACGGCGGCCTGAGCAGTAGTCAACTTACGATCCCTGATCATAGATTGAATCATGCCCACCGGCCGTTGCATAGCGAAATTTCCTGCAGGAATTGCCGCTCCAACGCTAGACGACGCAGCTGCATCCTGCCGAGAACGTTCGTCACGCGACTTGCGTGCCGGACGCTGTGGTAAATTAGCCATACCAGCAATAGCAACAGCAGCTGGGACAGCACCGCGAGGTAGAGGCCCATACTTAACACCTTTTGGTCTAGCATTTCCTCTCATACTCGCTAACTTGTCTCTTATACTCTGTGCCTCTCGCTGAAGCTTTGTGGGTTTCTGCTGATTGTTGCCCTGTGTTTTACCGGCACGACGAGCTCTACGTTTTTCTCTTCGTTTCGCGCGTTGTGCTTCAGTACGCGGCATTATCAGCGATTGTTTCGTTTCGTTTAGATAGTCTATTTTCTCAATATTTTCTTTTATTGGGCTTCGTTTTATGAGCTCTCCCAATATTCCATCAACGGCAGACCTATACTCAGTCTGCCCCTCCTTTCCCCCCAACAGAGCTTCTATCCAAGCATCAGATTTCCAAACACTACGAATCTGCTTCATAGTAATAGGTTCAGTCATATCATTTATCCTAACTTCCCCCACCAACTCGTCTGCATACTCTTTATTCAAGAATTCAATATACTCGGACAAAATCTTTCGAGCAACTTTATTGCCATACGAATCAAGTCGCAAAGCGCAAGCTCTCAAGTAGTGCCACCTCACATCATCATTTGGTGACCCCCACATGAGCGAACTCAAAACTCTATCTGTTGAAGGAGACGGAATCCAGATACCCATCCCATTATCATAAACGAACTGCTGACTAAGAAATGAAATGTCTTCTAATTTCCTAGGTTGATCGCAAGGCGTTTTGGTGGTAACACCAATGCTACCCCATATCCTCTTAATTGCAAAAGTGGTAAACCACCCAACAACATTATCGGACACGGTGTAGGAATTGTCATCTCCATTCAACGCTGCTTCAACATGCTCTTCAAACTCTGCACGAGAGGGAAGAACTCCTCTCTCCTTGCAGAGCATAATCCAAGCATAAGCAAACAATCTATACAATATCATAGTATTATCAACAATAGTATTGGAGGAACCACTAGGATTTCCTCCATGTTTTTGAACCAACTCACCAGTCTCTAATACAACCAACGAGTGCACTATACTGTTATAGAGGTTCTCCAAAGCGCGACGGTTTTCCGGCGTTCTATCCTCCTCACGAAGAAAAGACCACCGAATTTCCATCTGACCGTAGAGCGCATCGGCGAACAACGATGCATCATAATCAGACTCATCCAATTCGAATGCGTTCGGATGCTTGTTCAGTCTCCTAAACAATCTATCCCAACCACACAAGAATTTTGTTCCACCGACAAAGCTCCACGTGTCGCCTCTAGCACCTGCGGCATAAAACTTATCATTCATATCTAAACACAGACGGTTGAGCGAACAAGAATGTTCAAAAGGTGATGCTGTAAACGTACGCACACGATTCAACAACAATTTCTTCAAATCTCGCAACTCAACCTTCTGCGAACACGTCCAAATAGGCACAATATCAGTAATCTCCTTACATATGAGATCCCAATACGCATCCAACACTGCAGCAGCTTTCTGATCCTTAAGCATGTCTCTCTTATTTTGAAATTTCTTGCTCCAGGGAAAACCGCCAGATGTGGACATGTCCATTTCAGACAAGACCGTTTCTTTATCCACCACCTTAGCTCCTCCCATCACATGGTGCCAATGCTCCTTAGTCCATTCACCAGCGACAGCCCACGCTCCGACATCATAGTCAGGTTGCGGCCTGTCATACTTAGCAAATGAAGAAAATGAAGCCTTCATATTTGCCTTCACCATCCGATAAGCTCCCCAATGTGGATAACCTTTCTCCTTGCAAAATCTTGCAAAAGACTTGTTTTCCACTTCGCGGAACCTATATCCTCCTGCTCTCTTCGCCTTTCCACAATACGTCAAATTTCCTCCGCTCAAATACTCCTCATACCATCCACTTCTCTCGCCCTCCTCACCATCGAAGATGACGGAATCCAAAAACCTTGAGTACCACTCTTCCATCTTCTTCAAGCTGGGAGGAGGGCCTTCTAGTTTAAAGACTTCGTCTTCTCAATAGAAAGAGGTGAAATTGGGATGAACCGATTCACATTTGCGGCGGCCGCGTTATGAAAGCCTATGACGCGACCATGCGCGTCCAGAACAGGACTAGAGCAGTGTCCAGGCAATGTTGATATCGAATACTCCGCCAATTCCGCACCAGAATTTAGTGCAAAACTCAGCAGCTTACCCGACTTCATTGAAGGACTACGCATCTGCATCGCCTGCATGCTATCAAACGCTACGCTGTGAATCTCGTCTCCAACACGGAAGACATCATTCACGCGAAGCATAGGCATGCGCGGTGACGGGCGCCGGAAGAATAGCTGATCACGAGCAACCTTAACAGAATCACTCCTCTTCAACTTTATTTCTTCACAACTATCGGAGCCCGGTGGCATCCAGTACAGAATACAATCATCTATCGTTGGTATCTCTTCAGAATCATTATGCTTGAAAAGATGCTCACTGACAAAAACTCCGTTACACGCAAAGGTAGCATTCATATTATTAAATTTACCATCATTACGTGGAGCAACCACCCAGCCCATGCACTTCGCCACATCATTTGGATAAACACGAGGACCATTAGTTATGGCCTCCTTCTTCTCTCCTTGTGGCAACTTGCATTGAGCACAGCGATTTGGCATACGAAATCCATCACCAAACTTTCTTCTCAAATTATCCAAACGACTCTGCAGAACAGAGAACACCGATGTGCAATACGCGCACTTAATAGATACTGAGTTACCCTCAGCTCTATCTAAAGTGCGTTCGTGTGACTTAACTTTCTTCTTCTGTGAATTTGCCACAGAGTGAAAACTTCCGCACTTCTTGTCACAATTCGGCTTAGTACATTTCTCCTTATCCTCAGAAACATAAGCTCTTTCAAACACGTAGCCTGGAGGCAGCAGGACATTGACATACTCATGTGGTTTTGCATTAATTTCAGCCACATCAATATCCTCAAACTCTCCTGGCATCACGAATCTCACCTGTGATTCCTTACGGTCTCCATGGTCTCCGCCACCACCCCCACGCATGATCATATTCATGCGGTTGGCGGCAGTACGTTGTGCATGCTTTCCCATTCTACGCGCCTGATTACCAAGCTCGTCAGTATAGAAAACCCCTTGTTCAGACGCATCAGAGTCTTCAGAGCTAGCATCATAATGACGCTTGCTCCATTGACGCGTTCGCGTCGCCATAGCGATTTTCCTAGCATTCGACGAACCCCTCTCTTTTGTCTCAAATTTTTTATAGTACTTCTCCTGCTCTTTTTTATACGACTGGATACAACGCTCAACCGTGGCACCGGCGTGCGAGCAATACATTGCTTTATCGCACTCCGGATCATTACAGTACAGGTTTATTTTCATACCCGCATTGCAAGGCCTGTCACCTGAACACATACACGTACCTGAGACAGCTTCCTTGGTTTCCCGCTTGCGCGGATCACACTCAGCATAGTGATGACAGCGATGACCACCACATCTAGTGTGGCAGCTATTTTTCCAATTGGATTTTATCGGTTTACCGGCCAGGGCCAAAGGACAATCGAGCGCATGATAGCACCCCTCGCCTTCTTTGTCCGGTTCACTGAACCATCCCTCTTTTCGCTCCTTCTTCTTGCTGCGTGTAAACCACACCAATAATCCAAAAACAACTATGAGCACAACTGGCAGAGCAGCAGGATACTTATCAAGCACCTCCGCTAAACCAGAGTACCAAGGCTTCTCTTTTCGTTGAAAAGCTATCTCAGCGCTTATCTTTTGCCCATTTCTCTCTGACTGATCATCAACCTTACTCCAGAGATTGGCAAGAGCTGTTTGCAACCGCGTGCCAGGAGAGACAGGTTTCATAAATCTCCAAGCACCACCGTGCTTGTGATCTTTTAACCGCCCCATTACATGACACATATTACAATGCACCGTCGTCTCACCAAGCGCCTCAGACCAAACCAATCCTGGTTTATCTGACACGTCTTCTGCTATTTTCTCGAGCATTTCCATTTTGCTCGGGATTTCACAGCCAACCAAGACGGGTGAGTCCTGGTCTATCGGTGCTGCTCCATCGTGCTCCAATGCACTACTAGAGCTGGCGGAGTTCACTATTGTTTGCTTGCGTTCATCAACGCGAACTACCAACTCCTCCACAACACCACCGACCTCTGCCGCGAGCTGCTCTCCCGCAAGCGGATGTTCTTTCGATCCAAATAGTATGGAGTACAACTTAAACCCAGAAACGATATCTCGCACTATCGTGCCGATTCGTTTCATGGTACTCCACAACAATAACGCACCAGAAGCACCATCTCGAATCATGAGCGGAATAATTAGAACAGCAATCAACGAGTCAAAAATCGTAAAAACATCAGTATCTTTCAGTTCTCGATTCTTCCCCGATATCTGCCACTCTTTCCTCTCCTTCTCAGTCATCTTAGATTCCTTTATCTCCTTGGCGTACCTAATCTCATACATCCTCCTGCAGAGTGCAACAATACAAGCTATAGCTGCAATCGGAGCCACCCAACCCACAGCCTGCGAGATACTTCCCACAGCTGATTCAACCTTATTGGTGACCCTCTCCGCTGAAGCAGATGCTTTATCAACACCTGCCTGCACCGACGCTGCTATTCCTTGAGCTGCTTCACTAACCTCTATTGCCTCATTACGAACAACAGAAGCAGTGTTACGTATCGATGCCGCAGTGAGAGAAACCTCAACTCTAGCAGCTTGCAAAGAAACCTTCGATTCCTCCACAAACTCCTTTACAGTTGACATTGCCTCTCCCACAACTTCATCACGAATACTAGTTGCGGTGTTGCGTAAAGTAATGGCAGTCTCTGTAACTTCTATCTTAGCAACTTGCAGAGCAATCTTCGACTCCTCTACAAATCCTTTAACAGATTCCATAGTTTCACTGCCACTTCGAGCAAGATTGTCCGTAGTACGAGCAAAGTTAACTGAAGCCCTCTCGACAACAGCTCCCATTGCATCGACCTTCTTAGACAATCCACGCATATACACAACAACACCTCCAACAACACAACCCACGACAACAACCTGTCCCACATCCGTCCAACCCCACCATTGCGCAGCGCCAACTGCAACAATAGCGAGGAAAGAATACACAATCCGTACGATAAGAGAATCTGCCACATGGGCAAGAAACACAGTCCAATCAAACATTTCAAAGATCGCGTACTCCCAGTCAGAAAAGCTATTTACA